GATATCGCTATCGAAAGTAATGCCACGTAAATGGCAACAGCAACACCAAAGGTGCTATCGCTGGGAAGCCTCCCAGCCGCCTCCTCCGTTAGGGGGTTAAAGCTCTGCGAGGAGCATAAACATCAAAGTTTTTTTGAATTTTGTAAAAATTCATACGGTCCCGGACTTCATTCCGGTGTGTGTGTCGAAAGACCACTTGTTTGCTTTAAGAGCAAGAATATCTTAAATGATAAGTTGACCTGCCAAGGTCTGATTAAGGATAAAATCCTGTTAAAGAACGCTCCAAACGTTCGTACTGCACTAAAAATGCTATCTAGACATACCCATTGGTATAGTGAATTCGCGTTTAATCGCGAACCCGGTAGTAAACCTACCGTAAAAGCCGTGAAATTAGCACGGTTACTTTCTGGGTGCTCACGCCCCAGTGGAAAAACCTCCCTAGAGGAGCTTATGAAGAGGCCTATCAAGCCTTGCGGATGGACTGCCTTTAAGTCCGTTATTGTGTCAACAGACACACTCGTCGCCACATTTGCGATTGCGTTTCCAGATATGGAAATGACCCAGAATTGGGAATATTGGGATACACTGATCCCTAAACTCATCAATCTCTTGATTGATTCATACTTCCCTAACGGAAGTAGTCATGGATATACATCCATAAAAGATCTCAGAGGCGAGATTAAAAGGGTTGGTTTCAACCCCAAGTTGTCCCTAAAGGACATAAATGTGCAGAACATGCACTTTATAAAGCCTTACTTGGCTTTTCTCGAGCAACAACGCCCGGAATCAGAGAAAATGTACCTCTGGAGAGTGAGTATAATCTCACAAAACCGAATGTTCGGTCATCCACCACATAGTATGCTGGTAGAATCACTTAATAAGTGGAAAAAATCGGTTACAACCGATAAACCGGTGACGAAACATCACCTTGGCCTTATTCGTAAGGCAGTGCACACGAAGTTGTCACAAGTCCTGAGCAAGGAGAATCCCGTAACGGGAGATCTAAGGGAATTGAAGTACCTTAGTAAAGTCAGCATACAAGGATCTGCTGAGATAGATATTGGACAAAAATATCATGGAAAGTTTGAAGCTTTCAGACAGGCTATAAACCATATACGGGAACATCCCGTTCAACGAGTCAACCTCGAGACAGGTGCCCTAGAGGGCATCATGGACGATACATCCAATGAGGGAGAGAAACTCTTCCATTACGCACTAGGCGTTTTCCGGTCGAAAGACCGTGATGTCCTCATGAGAATGAGGGTTCATGCCGTCATGGAGAACGGCAAATATCGGACAATTACAGTATCCGAGTTTTTACATGGGATTATACTACATCCCATCTCACACATCCTATTGGCAGTGTTATCAAAGGTTAAATCCTCTAAGAGCGGCGTTAAGGCCGCCGATCACGCGTGGAACTTCTTCGCGGATATCCGGCATGATAATCCGGAGTCTTTTTGGGTTTCTGAAACCCATTTTCCATGGTTATGTGGATTAAGCACTGATTTAAGCAATGCAACCGACGAGATTTCTTTCGCCGTTTCACGTGTTATTCTTAACACGACATCCCACCACATAAAAGTGGGGTCCTTCTATTGGAAGGCTATCGCGTGGCTATTAACCACCCCCCGGACGGTACTCGGGTTTAAAGTCTTCGATGAAGACGACGCTCTATCCTATGAGATAGAGGACAATTTCCTGACTAGGTCAGGAGCACTCATGGGAGACCCCGTGACAAAATACATATTACATATGGTACATCTCGCAGCGCGAGAGATCACGGCAAACGTGATGAGAACCCTGCCGGGTTACGAAGTGTAGGTTTCAAGCCTACGAATGTAAAGATGTGCAATACGACCAGCACAGTTTTCCCGCATGCGGGTATCACCGATCGAAAGATCACACTTCAC